CCGCTGACAAAGAAGTAGCTGTTGAGACTTAGTTCATCTGCACTGTTTAGGCCCCATTGGTCAGCGTCCGTGCTTCGTGTGATCACCGTGGCATTTGACCAGGTATACACCCCATTGAACACTGCATTGCCTTCGTTTTTAACCAAGATTCTTGTGCCCAGGGTCTGCACGTTGGCTGAGTCAATGAGATTGAATGAACCTGTGGTGGTTAGGGTGGCACCAATGCCATTGCCGGCACCGTTGGGCTGATTGTAGGTTATGGTTCCACCTGTGGTAGTAGCCAAGTTGGCTGTGGTAGCGACCACCACGGCTTCGTGGTAGGTCAAGCCAGTTGCCGCTAACTGATCCACATAGTATTTGGAGGCTGCGTCTTGATCTTGTACTGGATTCAGTTGCAGACCGTTGATATAGGTGTTGCTCAATACCACATTGCCAGTGCCGTTGGTTGACAGATTGATATTACCGTTGGCTCCTGTAGAAATAGTTATAGCACCTGTCGAAACCACATTGTCTGTGTTGACATTGTTGGCAATCACATTGCCAGTGGCAGATATTAGACCACCTGTGAGCAAGTTACCGCCAGTGACATTGCCGTTGGCACTAGAGAATCCATTGACTATGATGTTGCCGCCAAAGTTTGTGTTACTTTGACTGTTACCGATGTAAAGAAGATTGGCAAGGCCGGCACCAATGTACACTGTTTCTGCACGAGCATTGGACAAACTCAAAACAGTTTGCCCGTTGCCAATACCAAATTCGCCACTGGCCGCTACTACTATATTGCCCTCTACGAATCCATTGGCATTTACGTTGCCTGCGTTGACGTTGCCTGTTACGTCAACGTTTGCGGCAGCTTTAACAACACCACCCGCACTGACAATGCCTACTGACAGAATAGCGTTGCCGAGGATATTGCCGGATGCAGTTATATAGGTATTTGAAGTCAGACTGTTAACCGTGATATCACCAGTGAGGTTAAGGTTTCCATAAAAACCATCGCCGGCTATGATGCTGTTACCATAAATGTTGCCTGTTCCTGTTATAAAACCACTGCCAAATAAAATGTTACCACCAGTGACATTGCCACTGGCACTCACTGTGCCACCTGTGGCCAAATTGCCGCCGGTAATGGTTGCTGTTGCAGAAATCAGACCACCTGTGAGCAAATTGCCACCTGTGATGTTGGCAGCTGAAGTAATGGTTGAAGTGGCTGATATCAATCCACCTGTGAGTACATTACCACCTGTGATGTTAGCAGCTGAAGTAATAGTGCTTGTGGCTGATATCAATCCACCTGTGAGTACATTACCACCTGTGATGTTGGCTGCACTGGTGATTGTGCTTGTGGCGCTGATCAAACCACCTGTGAGTACGTTACTACCTGTGACATTGGCAGCGGCACTGATTGCACCACCTGTGAGTACGTTACCACCTGTGACATTGGCAGCGGCACTGATTAACCCTGGAGTCAATAAATTACCACCGGTGATGTTGCCGGTGACATTGAGACTGGCCACATTGCCAGTAATAGAAATATTGCCGCCAACAACTAGATTACCACCAATGTTGGCATCATTGGTATGGAAATTTGCATAGCTGGTAATAGCTATTGTAGTATTGGTTTCGCCTGTGCTTGTAAATGCTGTAACAAATTCTGTGGCGCTTTCGTCCCAGACAAAAGCGATATTGCTGACATTGCCGCGATAGCCCAAGAAACCAATGTCTACAGTCGGAGTGCCTGTGGTCTGTGTAGAGGCTAAGACAATGACCGGATCTTCAATGGTAGTAATAGTAGTGTCAATGGTAGTGGTGTTACCTTGCACTGTAAGATTACCAGAAACTGTTAAATCTGATCCATACACAAGATTGTTAGCAATCTTGGTAGCAGTAACAGTGTAGTCCTGTAATTTTACCGCAGCATTTACACCTACTTGGGTGTTACCGGCGCTGGCATCGGTAATCTGATTATTCTTAATTCGTGTAACGGCCATATCAAATCTCCAATTTATGATGTATTTACCGCGGCCGTGAGAAAACCTATAATGCAGATTATATTATTGAAAAATGCAGATTTTTACAAGAAACGTATGTCTATGATGTCGCTGATTGCAGGAGCTTCTGTAAAATTCAACACATTGCCCCCGGCACCTGTAACATTGTAAGCTGTCACAGGCAGTTGCACAACACCGTTGAGCATGACCAAGGTAGCCGCTGTGGTAGTCCTGCGATCCAGTGCAAAAGTGCTGGTAGTGCCGTCGGCTGTGGTAATAGTTTGATTGGTTACACCACCCACTACCTGGTCCCACTCAGTTCCATCATACACTTCCATGCGCCCTACATCCGTATTAAAACGCAGAGTTCCGGCCACGTTGCCCGACCCAGGTCTTTGTGCCGTGTTGCCCGCAGGCATGATAAAGGCCGCGGTGCCAGATATGGTGACCAGTCCTGTGCCCGTAGCCGTAAGAGTGATGTTGCCGTTGGCCAAACCGGTGCTGATTGTGGTATTGGCCACGGTTAAATTGCCAATGTTGCTGACGTTGCCCACGTTGTCCAACACAAACTGTTTGGTAGCAGCATCGGTGTTGGCCACAGGATAGGCCAAGTTGTTTATGTTAACATTGCCCAAGGTAACATTACCTACGTTGGGTATCACAATGTTGCCCACAGTAATGTTGCCAACCACTTCGAGCGTGCTGCCAGGACTGGTTGTGTTTATACCAACACTGTTTGCACCTACATCTAGATACACCAGATCGGTGTCAAAGGCCAGATCGATGCCATCTCGCTGGAGATTGTTGGCTAGTATTTGACCTTGAATGTAATTGATTGCCATAGTTGACCCTGTATAGGGTATTTATCAGCTTAGTTTGAGCTGTGTATCACGCTGATAGGCGATGTGTTAGGCGGTGCGCTGGTAAATGTGATGTCAAATCCACCATCCACAGTGTAGGCTGTAGCCGGATCTTGATATATTGATCCCACAAACACTATGATCTGTTCTTCGTTGCTTTCGGCCACACTCATAGTAAACACAGTTTGTACTCCGTTGCCGGTAAAGTTGTCCACGGTGTAGCTGATCACGCCACCTACACCCATGTTCTGCCAGATTGTTCCGTTGTAAAATTCACAGAAGCCAGTGTCGGTGTTGAATCTTATCATGCCAAACACCGGATTATCAGGCCGATTGGCAGCAGATCCTGTGGGTATTCTTATTCCAGTGGATCCACTTTGTAGTTCACGATTTTTTAAAAAAGTACCCATTAACTCGATGTGTAACTGGTCACTGCTGACAGGGCATTGGCATTGGCCACGGCATAAAGTGCACCACCGTTGTCTAATAGAATTTTTTCATTGCCTGTGTAGATTTGATAGGTATCGCCAGACGTGATCAATACATTGCTCATGATGGTGTTCATGGCATTGGCCGATGCGCCAGATGCCAGCACATGCACATTGGCAGTGATGTTACCAGCGGTGGTATTACAAATACTAAGCCAGGTCACAACTGTGTTACCGGTACTGGTATAAATGTTGCCGCCTGTGGTTGAAATGTTTGCAGTAGAAATAGACATGTGAGTTCCTAATATATGATTGCATACAAACGTGCCTTGGTCAGGCTGACCAATTCATCGTTGTTGACAGTAGGACTGGTTCCTACTACGTATAATCCTGTGCCGCCAGTGCCTGGAGCACTGTTGTAAAGTGCCACCGAGTTGCTGGGAGCCGTGGGTGCTGAGCCAATGTTGCCTAGGACCTGATATCCTTGCACGACCAATTTGTTGTTGCCATAATCAAACGCAAGGTTACCACTGGCACCAAAATTTCCACCTTGGTTGAACTGTATTTGGGTGTTGGCTCCAGCCACAAAAGAGCCGCCACCACCACTAAAAATATTGGCATAGGCTGCTATAGGCGCACCATTGGCATACACACTGGAGCTGATTTGCCAAGCATTGGCTGTGGTGTCAAATCGCAATCCTGCATAGGCACTGTTGGCTACCTTGGTGGCAACCAGACCCATGTCATTGACAGTGCCGTTGTTGTTGGCAGCCACAATAATAAATGCGTCATTGACTGCTATTTCGCTGACGTAGGTGATGTTACCAGAAACGTCTAGGTTACCGTCTATGTAGATGGTTCCAACACCGCCATCTAGGGTGATATACCAATCGTCGCTGATGTTTTTGTAGGTGGCCATGCGTTTATAAATCCTTTTTGTTATTTATGCGGTCCAAGAAGGTGCCCAAGTCTTGATGTTGCAGATTTGGAATAGCTTCTAATTCTGGAATTTTAGCGGTGGTTGGCCCGTACAGTCTTACAAAATGTGTAGTGGCATAATTGCCCATAATTTTTGCCAATTGTTTGGCCCAATTGCCTGTAAAGGTTGGTAGTGCGTCAGGAGATTTATAAAATTCAGTGCCTGCATAAATGTTGTTGAATTGTTTGTGTTCTGTGGGGCCCATGTCAAAGCCCAACATGAATATGCGTCTGTGTCCGTCTTGAGCAGCAATGGCGGTAGCAATAGGACCACTGCTGTAACCAAAATACGGATCTGGCACTCGACGAGCCCCTAACCCTTCCAAGGGTCTGCGTGTGTAAAATGTATTTTTTTGAGCATATCCTGAGTTTTGTATTTCGGTTGCAATAGGACGATCCGTGGCCACTAGAGCGTACGGTGTGTATTCTCTGTACAAGGCATTACAACCATAAATTTTGCCCAACGGTTCTAACCAAGACAAGGATATGTCTTTTCTGCTGATTCCGTTTCCTAACACAAATGCTACGCTCATAAAAAAATCCCCACAGTACTTAGTTGTGGGGATTTTATGGTTGCTACAAAAATTACGAAGTGAAGTTTTCTACAATAGCCAAATCTAAATTGCCTGTGCTGAGTTGGCTTCCGCCGTTGTCCCAGGTCGCAACATCTGCACCTGATTTAGCTGTAACACCCTCATCGCTGAAGAAGTTGTCAGCAAACACCACGTTGTTGACCTGCTGAGTAGCATTCCAAACATCGCCGGTGTCGGCACTACCACCAGTGGCACCGCCTGCAAAGTTCTGCAAGAACTTGTTGGTCAGTTTGCTAATTGCTGTTTCAGAACTGTCATTGCTGAAATAGCTGATGCTCATGTTGCCGGCTGTGGGGCTCAAATCGCTTGTGAGCACACAGATACCAACAGCATTTACACGACCTGTGCCGGTGTTGCCCAAGGCCGCTGTGGCTGTAAAGATTGTGCCAATCTGTGCGTTAGGAGCACCGTAGCTGGCCCAGTCTGTGTCGCCTACTATAGTGATGCGATAGGCCCGATTGGCCACCAGTGCTGTTCTGCTGGTTGTATCTGCTACCAAGAACTTGTGTGCGCCTTTTTGACGGATGATTGTACCGTCAGCTTCAGCGAACCCTGTGACAAACACACGGCACTTGACGATAGGATAGTTGGTGCTGGCTACTGTTGTTGGTTGAGTTCCGCCAACTACACCAAGATATTCTGTGTCTGTGTCCCAGATAGGACTTGGAGCCACCGGATTGGTCAAGGTCAATAAACCATTGAAGCCAATATCTACACCAGGATTTGCACCTGTGCTCGAGTTATAAGCAGATTCAGTAATTTTTTTAATTTTGAGAGGACGTCCCATTTTGTTTTCTCCTTAAAGAAGCCCAATGTGGGTTCTAGCCACTACGCGGCTGGGTTAATAGCCGCATAAAACGCCGAATTGCGTTGACAAGTATTTATGTTATTGGCTAAATTTGTAGCTGTAGCCGTGCTGTTGTTAAATATTCGCATGAACCCAGACGAACTCGTAGCTGCAGGCAATGTCTGCAGAGAAGACAATAACCCCGACGGTGCTTTGGAATTTTATGCTAGAGCATTTGTTCAAGACAGAAATTCAGCCGGCGCATTCAACAACTATGGAAATGTTCTTAGAGAGATAGGCGAGCCTGACGCTGCTATACCGTTTCTTCAGAGAAGCATACAGCTGGCCCCCGAAGCTCCTACTCCAAATTTCAATCTCAGTGTGGCGTATCTTTTGGCCGGTGACTATGCAAAGGGTTGGCCTCAATACGAGCATCGCTGGAAC